TTTAATATAGTCTATATTAGGCAAATTAAAACCATCTATTGTTTTTACCTCTATTTCTAAATTACCATTATCACTTGCGTGTGTATTGCCTGTTTCCTTAGGATCATATAATACTTTAATTTTCTTTTCTTCTTTACCTAATCCATATGGATACAAAGTATAATTAGAATTAGTTATATTCTTTACATAACATTCTCTTACATTAGGTATAGGATCAAATGCAAAAGTATGTGTAAATAGATTAGTAAAATCTTTTGACCAAAACCCTACGTGTGATCCTACATCAATACAATTTTTTAAATTAGGTCTGTTTTCTTTTACATATTTTAATATCGTATCTCTATGAACATTTTGATAACCGCCATCTTTTATATAATGTTCAAAGTGAGTATCTGAATCTGGTAAGTACCAACCTTTTACAAATTTCATAACTTTAACCACCTATCATTTTCTAATGTCCATCTGACTACTTGATTAATTCTTTCATCTATACTAATTTTAGGTTCCCAACCTAACTCTTTCATTAAACCACCATCTAACGCATAACGTAAATCGTGTCCTGGTCTACTAGTATGAAAGTCAACCATTTTGTATTTAAGTTCTCTATTCTGTGCCCTAGCAATCTTTTGTGCAAGTTCTAAATTATCCCATTCAACAGGTCCTACTAAATTAAATTTAGGACATTTTGCACCACCATAATCTTTATCTAATTGATCTATCTTATTTTGATTTTGTATTAAGAATAGACAACCATCTGCAACATCTTTAGCGTGTATATAATGCCTACTACCTGGTACTTTTTTATCTCTATCACTATGAATAGTAACCATATTGCCCTCTTTAACATTCTTAATTGTCATTGGTATAAACTTTTCAGGATGTTGTCTTTCACCAAACACATTCATTGTGTGTGTTATGTAGATTGGCATATCATATGTGTTTTGAAATGCTACTGCAAGTTCTTCACCACCTGCCTTTGTAGCACTATATGGATTTGTAGAATTATATCTATCTCTTTCTTTATAGTTTACACCTTTAGGTGCTGGACCAAATACTTCGTCTGTTGAGAAGTAAATAAATCTTTCTAAATTTTTTTGTTTACGACCAAAGTTTAGTATGTTGCAAGTTGCAACTACATTATCTAATACAAAACACATAGGGTCTTCAATTGATCTATCTACGTGTGATGAAGCAGCCATATGAACAATGTAATCAAAGTCGCCTAAATCAGCACATAGCATTTCGTTTAATTCTGCTCTTAAATCGTGGTAAACTATTCTTACTCTCTTTTGAGTTTCTTTATCAAACTCATTCATCATATCTGCAATTCTATTTAAATTGCCAGAGTAATCTAATCTATCTAATGAAACTATTTCCCAATCGGTATTTTGTAGTAAGTGTCTGATTGTATGATGTGCTATGAAACCTGCACCACCTGTTAATAATATTCTTTTCATACTTTATTCTCCAATTCAATCCATTGTTTGCCTATTACTTCAGGCGAGTGATTTTGTTCTATGTATTTTTGTCCTTCAACTATTCTATTATGTATAAACTCTTTTTTCATATTTAGTAGTCTTGTAAAAGTATTTGCAAAATCTTCATAATTAGTATTTGAAAAATCTGCAAAAGGCATAAAAGGTTTATAAGTTTCAACTCCTGCATTTGTTATAACTGGTTTACCTGACATCAAGGCGTCTAATATTCTATTAGGACTTTTTACTGAAATATCCAATGCTTGATCGTTGTTTAATGCCATAACAGGCAAGAATACTACATCACATTTTTTCATTAATTCTTTCTGCTTATCGTAATCATATTCGTGTAAAAATATATTTGTATGTTTTTGAGTTATTATATCGTATTTGTCTTTAAACTTTTTAACTCTATCTAGCATACAATGTAATACAAAATTTACGTTAGACATTTTATCTGCAAACGTATCCCAATAAAATCTATTAAAGTGTTTACTATTACCATAATTAAAAATTGTTAATCTTTGATTGAAGTTTATACTAGGTTCTGATTTTTCTACTTCATATGGATCATTAACTATTATTGAATCTCTATTAACATTATCAAATATTAATTTTCTCATACTTTCACAAGTGGTTACTATTGCGTCTGCTTTCATACACATTTCATTGTGAGGTATGATAACTTTTTCTACCCAATTAGGTGCAATTTGTTTTCTCCATTTGTTATCGCATATATCATAAACACATTTTATATTTCTTTCTCTTAAATGATAAATGTCTTTAGGTTTAGACTTCTTCGCTAATACTACAATGTCACCTTGTTTTGCTTGTTCAATATGACTTATGATACCATCTTCTGGTCGCATACCTTTGAGAGGTATAGTTGCTCTAAATCTAAATGAAGCCCTTTTTAAATTTTGATTATTGTAATCAGGTATGTAGAATTTAATTGACATTATATTTAAAGTTGTAATATGTTTGATCGTGTTGTAATTGTTCTATCATCTTAACTGCATACCCATTTGTAAATTCTTCTTTATTAAATTGACACGCTGATAGATATAAACTATGTTCTCTTATCTTATCATCATCTGCAAAGTAAGGATTTTCTATATTCTTTATTTCTTTTTCTGATAAGAAACTAGCAGCGTTAGGACCTAATGTTATGGCAGGATAACCACCTTGTATTGCCTCAAAGGCAGCGATACTATTAAACGCTACTAAACAATGTATCTTATCATTAAATAATTGATTTTGTAGATTGCCACCTTTTCTTGTTCTTTCATCTCTATTAGGTTTTTGTCTAACTATGATTTTTTTATCAGTATATTTTTTAATTTCTTTAGATACATAATCAATATATTCTTCTTGTGTAAAGTTTACGTGTCCGTTTAGTGTTAGACACTTTAATACTTTTGCTGACGGTGGTATAATTAATATATTCTCACCTTTTACAGGTCTTTTAGGTTTATAATTATCATAGTTCACTTTCATAATACTAGCAAATCTTTCTTTCAGTTTCTTAACATCTGTTAAAAAATCTAGTTGCTTGTAATTTAAATGATCTAATGTTTGAAAATTGTTTTTTGTAAATCTATGCCAGTTCTTATCAGGATAACAACCCATATATCCTGTGTCAATATAATAAAAATCTATATTGTTATCTAAACATTGTTTGATTGTTTCTATACGAGTAATGCCTCTAAAGACACAAGGTGATTTATTTGATACATCTATCGTATCACTTTTATAGTAAAAGTTTTTAGGGTCTGATTTATAAATTAAATCTAAAAACTTATCTACTTTCTTTCTAACTCTATCAACGCAAATAACCATATCATATTAAATTTTTAACTTTACCAAAGTAATAACCTGAAGATAAATCTGATAAACAATAGTGTGTGGCAGCATAATTAGCAAACCATTTATCTCGTTTATCTATTACATTTGGATTTTCAATGTCTTTTATATCACCACTATTCATATCTGCAAAGAAACAATTTTTAGATTTAACATATAGAGGTTTACCCTCACATATTGCTGGTGTTGCTGATGATGATGACCAGGTACATACTGCATAAGCATTTTGTATCACAGGTATAATATCAGGATAGTTACCATTTGCTTTTGATTGTATTGTGATGTTTGATTTATCTTTTATGTAATTAGTTAACGTTTCAAAATCTTTCTTTTGTGTGCCTGATAATGCTCTATGAAATCTTACAATAATAGGACGTTTAGAGTATTGTCTAATTTCTTCAATCATTTCTATAGCATATTCTGTTGCGTTCTTTTTCTCTGCTGAATAACCTTCAGTACCTCTATTACAAGTGATTAATATATGTTCACCTTTACCATTGTATGGTTGAACACTTATGTTTTTCTTTTTAGCAATATCATCCCAACGATTCATTGCCTTGTTCATAAATTGATCTTCAAAATATTTTGCACCTTTACTAGCATAAATTGTAGAATAAGGTTGTCTTGTCCATCTTAAATTTTGCTCTGTCATTCTTTTGATAGTATTTTTATTTAATTCAAATCCATCATATGAAATTAGTACATCTGAATCTAAAAAGAATATCTTACCTGTTGGTTCGTATTTGTCTATGATTTGTCTTCTATGTGATTTATCGCTAAGTTTTACATCACCTCTAACTTGATAAGCAAAACACCAGGCATATTCAGCGTCAATCAACTCTTGTTTTTCAACGTAAGTTGATCTCCAATCTTTATGATGTTGTAGACCATTATAAAATGCTTTTGGCCATAGTGCTTTATAAGAACCTATGGCACAAGTATTAGCATAAACAGCAATGTGTTTACTTTTCATTATAAGCGAAACCGTCTTTCAATTTTCTTTTACCTGTGTCAGTATATTTTTTAAAGTGTTTAGGATCTTTTTCAGTAAAGTCTAAAGTATATTTGTTACTATCATATTTACCGAATAGTTCCATCCACCATTCTTTAGGTTTTACCGTTGCGTGTGCGTTCATACCGTTAGGTAAAACTTTACCAGCAGGTTTAGTTGCTGCTGTAGCAAATACATACTTTGATGAGTAAGAAAATAACTCGTCAATGATTGTAGGTAAACTTGTTTCTGGTATATGTTCTAATACATCTGTACAAATTACTAAATCAAACTTTTTACCTTTTTCTGGTTTTACTTCAAACTCTGGTACTGCTGGGTCATATCTAGTTGCATTCCAACCTTTAGGATGATACAATGATTTACCACAACCGTAATCCAATATTGAGTTAGTATCTATATTGTGTTCTTTAATTATTTCTTCTACTTGTGGTAGGTATCTTTTTAGCATATGACCTTTCCACACCTTTGCGTGTTTATGAAGCATTTTTGCTTGATCCAAATATATATTATATAATTCGTCCATAACTTTCCTTTACATTCCTATTCTTGTTGTTTCTTTATATGTATTATGCCATTCATTAGCATAATCACAATTCTCATAATCTTTGAAGTATGGTCCACCTTCGGTAAAGTGTACTAATTTTGCATTAGGACTTTTCTCATACTCACCTACTAACCAGTTCCATTCTTCGTCTACCTTACCTACTAAATCTTCATTCTCTAACCATTTGAATTGATGAAGTTCTAATCCTGTAGCACTATTTACATAATCAGGTGTTAATGCTGTACACTTAGCATTATTAAATATCATCATACTAGACCAATTCTTTTTAGGGTAAGGTGTTTGTGGTTGATTTAAAAACTTAACGGTACTAGTTGGTGTATAATCGTGTTGAACACATTGAACAGCATACTTCGTAGTTCTTTGTCGCCATAATGCTGATATATCTGACCTAGATAACATATCACAATCCATAAAGATTGCGTGTCCTGAATAGTTACATAGATAGGGCACAAGAAATCTACTAAAAGCAAATTCAGTTGATTGAATAGGTAATCTTTCTCTTACAAATACATCTTTAATATTTTGTAATCTAATAGGTGTAATAGCAATAGGTTGTGTAGAGTGTTTAAGTAAACTATGACTTAATACACTAAATGCTACTTTTTCATTATCATCATATCCTATAAAAACTCTAATCATTATTTGCCTGCTAGTTTATTTGGTGGTTGATATTCCCAACGAGGTGGATTGTTTCCCCCTACATCAAAATCGTGGTATGATCCTGGTTTATATGTGCTTAAATCTGGCATAGGTGCATTACCTTTTACACCTTTTTTAATTTCTTCTCTAGTCCAAGATGGTTTCTTACTCTTGTCTAAACTGCCTACATTTAGAGGATAGCCTGGTTCACATTTCTCTACCTTGCCACCTTTATCTAAAAACTCTTTCATCAATCTATCTCGTTCTTCTTTTGATGTTTTAGGTTTCTCGTGTAAATCGTAATCGTATGCCATTAATATTTTCTAACTATATGTTTTCTTAATTCTTTTATAAAAAACTCTATCTTATCTATTGCACCAATCAAAGTAGGGTCTGTGATATATTTAGTTTGATCTCTTAAATCGTTATACTCTTTCAAAGATATTCTAACCATAGGACTTGTATCTCTAGTTGATTCATTTTCCCAAGTCTTATCTGTTTCGTCTGTATCTCTATCTACATCATACTTAGCACCATTCTCATCTGTATATGTTTCTTCACTTGCTTTGTAAGTTATATCTTCATCACCATTCAAATATAATTTAGTCATTATTTAACTCCTTTATTTACAAATTGACCTTGTGTTTTTCTTTCTATATCATTGTGGTCAAACTCTGCCCAATATAACTCAAACGCTACACCGTCTTGTAAACCTATAAATTGATGATATAAACCAGGTTTAACTTGCATAAAGTCACCTGCATTTAAAATAGTTTCATCAACCATACCTTCTTGTTTGCCTTCTTGCCATACTTTGACCATCATCTTACCTGACTCTACAAAGAAACCGTTCCATTTAAATTTATGTTTGTGTACTGAACACGCAACATTTTTTTTATATTCTATTCTATGAAATTCTAATACGCCATTAGCGTGGATCAATTCAGTTTGACCCCATATTTTACCTGCCTTCATAATACTCCTTGTTCACTTCTTTATCTCTTTCATCTACCCCAGCATCTTTTTTTCTTTTACCTTTTAAGTGTGCTGTATAAGGTGCTATCTTTGACTCTGGCCACACGTGACCATCTTTTCTTCTACCTGTTAAGTCAAGTTGTGGTTGACCTGATAGATATTTTTCTCTTACTCTATTCCAAACAAATGAATCGTGCCATTGACTTTCATTAAATAATAAATCTTGTTCGTAATAGTTTCTTAATTCTTTTACAAATTTTTGTGTGTGTTTATTAGTTAAATTATAACCTACAAAACCACATTCAGGATAATAAGGTGGGGCAGGTCTGTGCAAATAACAAATAGTATAATCTTGTGGTAAAATATCTTTTAGTATTATTTCTTCGGTCATTATTTTTTTAAACATCACATCTGCGTCTATCCAAAATACATAATCATAATTACCCTCTAGCATTAAATGTGTTTTTGCATAAACTTTATAACTAAATCTGATTGCGTCTTTTATAAAATCTAAACCGTAAACTATTTTACTATTGTCAGTACCTCTTATTGTACTAAACTGATTTCTACTTTCATTTCTTTTTGCAAATTCTTTTAGGGTAGGATTTGTTTCGTGTATATCTCTATGATAGATATTTCTTTCAGGATCAATTTCAGGTATCCAACCCTCGTGGTATACATAACAATCAAACGGCCAATTATATGTCTTATAAAATCTATGTGCGTAATACTCGTATAGTTTTCTATTAAGACTAGTTACTATTGCTATTTTCATTACCAACCTTTTGTATAAAATAACTATCTGCAATATCTGATATAGGGTTACCTACCTTATCAGTATCAAATAGTTTCTTTAAATCAATCTTTGTTTCTTTATTAAATGCCTCATACATCATATCCTTATCGGCATTACCTTTACCTGTAGCACCTTTTTTAACAACACTAGGTACAACTATATCGTAAGGTATATTTCTTTCTTGTAATTTATATTTAAGTATGCCACAATTCTCGGCAATTTGAAATAGTGCTTGACCTTTAGAACCATAAGAGTATCCTTCTATGAATACTTTTAGTTCATTGCCTAGTATATGAAATTTATTAATTGCCCAATTAGATATGTTTGAAAATCTTTCTATGGGTGTATTATATTCTTTGTGTTCTTCGCCAATAATATTTTTAGCAATCTTACCTAGATGTTTCTTTTTCTTTGTTAAATAATAAAACATAATATCATCACCATTGTTTACACAAACGCAAGGGCTTGTTAAACTATAATCAATTCCAACTATCGTGCTCCGCTTCTTCAGGTATTTCTGTTTCGCCATCTAATTCATCCTCTACTTCATATCCACAGAAAGGACAAGTCCAAGGTTCCATATCGGTCTTTTCTTCATCCCAACTTACGGTATATTTAGTATTGCAATTAGAACAATGCTTTTCTGATTTTTCCATTATAGTTTAAACTTTTTAAATTGATCTTTTTGTACATCTTGTTTAATGCCACCAATCACATAACTTTCTATTTCAGTTTCTTGTGGTGCATTTTGAGTACCTTTACTATTCAACCAATGATCTGTCCAAGGTAAAGGATTTGTTTTTTGATCATAGACAGGAGATAATTGTATACCTCTCATTCTTCTATTCGCCATATATTCTACAAATTGGTGTAATAATTTTTCTGATAAACCTATCATAGAACCTTTTTGAAACAAATAAGTTGCCCAACGCTTTTCTTCTTGTACTGCCTCATCATACATTTTGTAAACATCTTTTTCTGTTTCCTTTATAATCTTTGTGAAATCTTTATCGTTTTCATAATCTTTCCAATTATTAATAATTCTTTGCGACATTGCTAAATGCTGTGATTCATCTCTTGCAATAAAAGATATAATTTTAGCAGAACCTTCTAATAGTTTTAATTCACCAAATGCAAACGAACAAGCAAATGATACATAGAATCTTAAACCTTCAAGTATGTTTACGGTTACCATTGCAAGATATAATCTTTTCTTTAGTTCATACAGATCAACTTTCTTATCTGTTGCCCATTGATAACCCATTTGTATTAAATCATCATAAGTTTTTGTAACTGATTTACTTCTCTTTTCAATTTTTTCATCTTCAATAATAGTATCAAACACTTCACTAGGTTGTGAATATAAGTTTTTAATTATGTATGTATAACTTCTACTATGAATTGTTTCCATAAAGTCCCAAGCAACAATAGCACCTTCTAATTCTGGTAATGATACAAAAGGTAAAAATGCAAGACAAGGTCCTCTACCTTGTACACTATCTAACATTGTTTGATATTTTAGATTAGATGTAAAAATAAACTTTTGTTCAGGTCTTAATTCTTGGTAATCATTTCTGTCTTTTTGTAAAGATACTTCTTCAGGTCTCCAAAAATAACCTAGTTGTTGTTGAGTTAACTTGTCAAAAATAGGATACTTCATTGTATCATATCTTTGTACTGCTAAGTCAGGACCAAAAAACATAGATTGTTTTGTAGCGTCTAAACCTTTATCTTTATTAAAAACAGATTTCATTAATCTTTTCCCTCTATACTTGTACCCTTAAATGGGTCGTTCTTTGTGTTTCTATTGTTCTCGTTATACTCATCAACTCCATACATAAATTCTTCTTCATCACCAAAAGTTTCTTTTACTTTATCTTCAACCGTATATTCTCTGGAAGAAACTTTGAAGTCAGGAAACTTTAGTTTCTTCGGCGTATATGATTTATCTAAAATCAACATACGATTATTAGGTTGAGCGGCAAAATAACCGTTATTTAATTTTATAATATTAAATGATTTGTGTTGTGTAGGCACTTCGCTAAAAGTAGTATTTAGTCTATTTGGATCGGCATTGGCACTATCTATTGTGAACATATAGACGCCTTCATACCATTGTTTACTAGGACTATAATACTTTGCTCTTTGCCCTTTTAACAAAGTCTTTTCAATAACTGATATATCATAACTAAAACAATCCCATAATTCTAATTCTTCTAATGATGGTTCACCTTCGTAATCTTTTTTCCACACAAATGCTGATATAGGTAGTTTATCATACACAGCACCGTATTCTGGTAAGTAAGTTTCAAAGTACAATGCTCTACCTTGTATAGATTTTACCGTAACCCATACACCTTCAACTAACTCACCGTGACCTTTTTCTAAATCGTAAAGATACTCTTTCTTAACATAGACCTCAATATGAGGTAAGTTCGCACATAAAAACATAATTATATAGTACAAGACTCACAAGCCTCGTCCTCCTCATTTTTCTTTTCTTCTTTAGTTTCGTCAACCCAACCTATGTCGTGTGCTGGATCATCAACATCTTTCTTAGCGTCATAAGTGTTTTGATAGTATGAAGTTTTCCAACCATACTTATAAGTTGTTAATAAATCTTGTGCCATAACAGATACAGGCACTTGATTGTCCTCGTAGTTTTCTGGATTGTATGACCAGTTACCAGATATTGCCTGGTCAAAATATTT